CAAGATGCAGCGCAACCCTTCATGTATCGACGTGGTGCGGCAGTGATGACGGATGGCTCAGTGCGCTGGTGGGGGCGTGGTGAAAACTGGATGCACGGCACCGGCAACCAAACTGCCGACCGCTCATACCCAGTCAGCGTTGCCTTTCCACCGAATACTCCAGCCATTAAATACATCTGCGGTGCGCACGACTTTGCATCCGTTGCGATTGATGCCAACGGCCAGTTCTGGGTATGGGGCCAGAATGATTATGGGGATGTTGGCCGCGGTGATACCGCAGATCAGCGCGTCCCCTATAACGCCTCAGGCAATAGCAGTAATTCGATCTATGGGAAGTCCGTTATCGCCTACGCGCCGATGGCCTCACCGCAGAACTACATTTCGCATATGGTGCTTTGCTCAGATGGCACGGTGCATACCTGTGGCTATAACGGTTACGGCCAGTTAGGTCAGGGCGATACCACCAACCGCTACAATTTTGTTCAGGTCCCCATGCTCTCGAACATCGTGCAGATAGCGCGTGGCGGCGAACGCTACACCTCCTGCTATGCCCTAAAGGCCGATGGCACACTCTACAGTTGGGGCTACAACGCCGAAGGCCAGTTAGGCTCAGGTGATACCACCCAGCGCAATATCCCCATGACACTGCCCCACTTTGCCAATAGCAGTATTGCGATCAAGCGAGTCGGCGGATCTCGCCAGTATGCTTGGGCGATCGATACAAACAACAAACTCTATACCTGGGGCTACAATGGCTACGGCAACCTTGGCCACAGTGGTACCAGTAACAACTACACACCCACTCAGGCACTTACCAACGTAGCTGACTGTAATAGCCGGTGTGAAAGCTATCACCGTACTTATGCGCTGCGTACCGATGGGACCGTTTGGGCGACCGGTGACAACTCCTATGGGTGTTTGGGCGTAGCCGCCGATGCCACCGACCGCTCAGGCTTTACCCAGTGCCGCATCAATGCCAGCACACCTCTGACCCATATCACCAAAATCATTCAGGGCGGGACGGGTTCGTACAACTACGCCGTTGCACTGGATGCTGAAGGTATATGCTGGTCCGTCGGTTATAGCGGAAATGGTCAACTTGGCAGAGGCACCTACGACGGCACGAACTACTACTTTGCTCCGGTACTAATTCACCGTCGTCGGGTGGTAGATATAGCGCCTTTGGGCACAGGCTCAGAAGGTGGCGTGCTCTTTTTGCTGGATGACGGTCAAGTCTATCAGACAGGCTATGCCGGTGAAGCACAGTTGCCAGAAGACGACAGCGAGAATATCTCGGTACCAATGCAGGTGATCTTCTAATGCCAAACCCAGCCCTTAGCGAAGCAATCCGAGAAGCCTATGCCAGTGCACCGTCCGATGTGGTGATACTACACACTTTGGAGCTTCGACATCCTGGCTTCGTGGACGAGAACAACCAGCCAATAGCCATTCGTATTGTGCGAGACCACCAAGACTTAATCGCGAGGCTGGAGCCAACGGCTCCGCTCAATGGGGGTGCGATGGTGCAGTTCATTGCACTCGGTTTTGAACTAGAGCTACCACCCGTGAATACCGCTCCGGTGCCGGAGATCAGCGTTACCATCGATAACGTCAGCCGAGAACTAATACGGCATCTCGATGCCGCCGTGGAATCTTCAGAGAAGATCGAGATCACCTACCGACCTTACCTTTCAACTGATCTTGAAGGACCACAAATGGACCCGCCCATCACCCTAACGTTAACTGAGGTAGAAGCGGATATCTCCAGAGTCACAGGGCGTGCACGTATGCTCGATATCGGAAACAAAAGCTTTCCGTCAGAAGTGTACACAGCAAGCCGCTTTCCTGGGCTGACCCGTTAACCATGACTCACCAACACTGGGCAGTGCCCTTAATTGGTAAACCCTGGGAAGCCGGGCAACAGGGGCCTGATGCGTTTGACTGTTGGGGGCTACTGGCATGGGTTTATAAACAACAGTTCAACATTCAATTACCGCGCATCAGCGTTGCTGAAGGGGACTTACGGTCTCAGATCAAGGCTTTCCGGGCTCATCCAGAGCACCGATTTTGGCAGCTAGTAGACAGACCAAAAGAGGGTGATGCGCTGCTATTGCGCCAATCACGTCATCCTATTCATGTAGGCCTATGGATCGATACCGAGGGTGAGTCAGGTGTTTTACATGCACTTCAAGGTACCGGGGTCGTGTTTCAAACACTGAACAGCTTAAAGCTAAGTGGCTGGAGTATTGAGGGGGTCTATCGATGTCAACGGCAACAGTAATTTGGTTGACCAACCCCTTCCAGCCAGAGCGCGACAGACAACTGTACGATGTCTCAATCAACACAACTATTGCCGACTGGCTAAACAATCAAAAGATAGAGTTCGTGCTACCAACGATCTGCCTAAAAAATGGTGAGCCGCTACTGCGTGCGCAGTGGGCTGAATACCCACTCACAAAAGATGACAATGTTGTATTCATTCCACTGCCACAAGGTGGCGGTGGAGGCGGGAATAAAATTCTGCGCTCAGTGCTGACCATTGCCGTCATGGTTGCAGCACCCTATGCTGGGTCGGCTCTTGCTGGCTCTTTAGGTATTTCCAGTACAGTAGGTACTGCGTTAGTCACCGCCGGTGTGGCACTGGCCGGTAGTGCACTGGTCAATGTGCTGGTGCCACCACCGATGCCATCGCTAGGGGGTAGTTTTGGCAGCGCAGCAGCACCGAGCCCAACATACTCATTACAGGCCCAAGGGAACCAGGCACGATTAGGGCAACCTATTCCGGTGCTCTATGGCCGGCATATCATCTATCCGGATTTAGCGGCCACGCCCTATACGCGCTATGAGAGTAACGACCAGATACTCTTTCAGCTGCACTGCATCGGTCAGGGTGAATACGATCTAGAATCGATCCAAATCGAAGACACCCCAATCAGTTCCTTCGACGAGATAGTGTACGAAGTGTTAGCTCCTGGGCAGACTATCACCCTATTTGATGCTGATGTAGTCACAGCACCGGAAGTGGCCGGGCAGGAACTGCTTTCAACCGCAAACAATGGTGACTGGATAGGTCCGTTTACAGCCAACCCAGCCGATACACAGGCTGAACGTCTCTCGATCGATATTCTGTTACCTCGAGGTCTCTACTATGCCAACGATACCGGGGGGCTTGAAACCCGCTCACTCAGCTGGCGTATTGAAGCGCAAGCCATTGATGACAGCGCCGAGCCGCAAGGAGACTGGTTTGTGCTGGGTGAAGAAAGCCACAGCGCTGCAACCAATACCGCACTCAGATTCACCTTTGATTACCCCGTCACACCGGGACGATACGCGGTTCGATCGATTCGGTTAGATAGCAAAGACTCATCAGCCCGTGCCGGTCATGAGCTACGCTGGGGCGCACTGAAATCACATCTGGTTGGTCGACCCGAGTTTGGCGATGTGACGCTGTTGGCCCTTCGTATGAAGGCGACCGATAACCTCTCGCAACGCTCTTCAAGGTTGGTGAACTGTATTGTCACACGGCGGTTACCGACTTGGGATGTGCAAGCGCAGGAATGGACAATGCCACAAGCAACACGATCCATCGCCTGGGCTTTGGCGGATCAATGTCGAGCCACCTATGGTGCAGGTCTTTCTGATACTCGACTCGATCTTCAAGTGCTATCAGAGCTTGATCAAACATGGAACGCTAGGGGCGACTGCTTTGATGCTGTGTTTGATCAAAGCGTCACCGTTTGGGAATCACTTAGTCGAACCGCTCGCTGCGGCCGGGCTGTCGCCTATATGCAAGGCGGTACTGTGCGCTTTGTACGCGATGCGCCTAAGACCATTCCAATAGCACTCTTCTCGCCACGCAACATCGTTAAAGGCAGCCTGCGTATCGAGTACCTTATGGCTTCGGATGATACAGCCGACAGCGTGACGGTGGAGTATTTCTCATCCAGAACCTGGGTGCGCGATGAAATCACAGCTTCGCTTACTGAAGAAATCACTACGCAACCTGCTAGGGTTCAGCTTTTTGGATGTACAGAACAAGCACAAGCCAAGCGTGAGGGCCTCTACATGGCCGCCGCCAATCGCTATCGCCGAAAACTGATCACATTCCAAACAGAGTTAGAAGGCCTCATTCCAAGTTATGGCGATCTGATTGCTATCAGCCACGACATGCCAAGTTGGGGCCAAAGCGCTGAAGTGACTGATTTCGAAGACCAAACACTCACTCTCTCTGAGCCGATGACCTGGTCAGACGGAAACCACTATATCGCTCTGCGCAAAACCAACGGCGAGGTAAGCGGCCCTTGGCCGGTAGACGCGGGCGAAATGGGTAATCAGGTAAGACTACTAGAGCCTGTCGACATCACTCCGTACATCGGCGAGCAACAGGAGCGCACGCACGTAACGTTTGGGTTAGGAGAGCACTGGTCAACACTGGCACGGGTCACCGAAGTACGTCCCAGAGGTGAACGGGTAGAAATACGTTGTGTAGCAGAACACCCAGCTGTTCATGCCTAGGGCCAAACACCAAAATTTACAGGCTATAGATATTTGAGGGATTACTTATGGAGCCCAAGCGAACCGACCCACACGAAGACACCATCCAGCTACGGATGGAAGACTTTGACGACCTTCTGGAACAAGCGGCAGAGCGCGGTGCCGAACGCTGTCTTGCACATCTAGGCTTAGAAAATGGCCATGCTGCACGCGATATACGCGAGCTTCGCGATCTATTGGATGCTTGGCGTGACGCCCGCCGAACAGCTTGGCAAACCATTATTAAAGCAGTTACCACCGGCATTTTAGCCGCCATCATTATAGGCGTTGCAGTAAAACTGAAACTCATGGGAGGTTCGCAATGATCGAAACACTACTCGGTGGCCTGCTTGGTGGCGCTTTCCGGCTGACGCCCGAGCTCTTAAAATGGATTGACCGCAAGGGAGAGCGTCAGCATGAACTGGCCATACAAGACCGAACCATTCAACTTGAGACCTTGCGACTTAAAAACGAGCAAGCAACCGAACAATTAACAGCAAACCGCGAGCTCCAAACCGAGGGATTTAAAGCCATTCAAAGCGCCATAACCTCTCAGGGGCAACAAACCCAAGTACGTTGGGCGGATGCACTCTCGAGTAGCGTACGACCAGTGATTACATACTGGTTTATGGCTCTTTACTGCGCGACCAAAATATCGCTTTTTACCATCGCCCTTAATAACGGTACGGATCTGAGCACAAGTATTTCCGGCACTTGGACCGAGTCAGACCAAGCCCTGTGGGCTGGTGTACTGAACTTTTGGTTTCTTGGGCGAGTGTTTGAGAAAAGGTCGACAACCACCAATCTCATCACTGAGCAACCTCAATTAAATCGTAATGCATCAGGTTGGAGTTCATAGTTCAAGGGTTTTACCTTCGTTTCGCGCTTAGGAGTAATGGCTAGGTATCGAAGACTTTCCATTAACTGTATCCAGATCTCTCTGCCCCACCC